GCCACAGTAGCAACGACAGGAGCACCCAAAGCAGCCACTACCGCGCCAATAGCCCCAGCAACCACCCCAAAAACCTTAGCCACACCAGCAAAGGCCAAAGATGCCTTTGTTAAAAGGCCAGTCGTTAGGGCTGCCCTTCCTGCACTTGTGGCGAGCAACAAAACGCCTTTACTCAGCGAGGTTACTATTGTTCCAGCTATCCCCATTGTTTTGGCTGCAATTCCCCAAGCCCCAGAAAGTAGAGCCGTGGCAATAGAAGCGGTCTTCAATACTGCCCCCATCAAAATGATTTTACCAGTCAGTGACACCACGGAGACGACAGATTCTTCGTTGTTTTCTATCCAAGACCTCAAGTCACCTGCAGCCTGTTGGACAGTGCTTAAAAATCCTCTAAGATTCGGTGTGAGTTCCTCGGCAAAAGTGATCGATACAGCTTCAAGCGCCGACTGTGCTTGTCTAAATGATCCACCTAAATTGTCGTCCATAACATCAGCGAGACGTTTTGCCTCGCCCTCTGTTTCAGACATTTTCTTTCTAGCTTCTTCGATTCTTTGAATAGTTTGCTGGGATAAAACTGAAGCAGAAGCAAGTCCAATTTTGCCAAAAATCTCCTCAAATTTTGCAAGTCTTTGAGGCTCTGGTAACTGTTCAATAGCTTTTCCCAAATCTAGCATCACATCAATTGGATTGCGCGTTTTTCCTAGCGCCTCAGTTGCAACGCCTAACTCTCTAACCTTGTCTGCTGTTTTTGGATTTATCAGAGATAAAAGAACATTTTTTAGGCCAGTCGCAGCGATAGATCCCTTGATATTGTTATCAGCCAATACACCCAAGGCAACGCTTGTTTCTTGCAAGCTAATACCAGCCGTGCTTGCAATTGGAGCGATGACCTTCATAGACTCTGCAATATCTGCGAACCCTTGGCTTGAAGCATTAGCAAGTACAGTGATTTGATCCGCGACAGATTCAAAAGGTAGACCTCCAAAAGCATTGGATACACCGCCCACAAGCTCGGCTGTTGAAGCCAGGTCTAAAACGCCAGCTCTTGCAGCCGATAAAGTTGCCCCAACCGACCCTATGACATCGTCAACGGTTCGGCCTTGTCTCGCGAGCTCAACCATCGCGGACGCAACCTCAGAAGCAGAGAATGATGTCGTTGCGCCCAACTCCTTGGCCTTGTCGCTTAGTTTCTCAAAGTCTTGGTCTGTCGCGTTTGTGATGCCTCTGACAGCAGACATTTGATCCTGGAAGTCAGCTCCTGCCTTGGTAGCAATAGCAAAGGGGGCAGCCAGACTTGCCCCCGCTTTCAAAAGATTATCGCCTGCACTCCCCAAAGCCTGAGAGACTTGAGCCGTTTTGCTCTTAAGCCTGTCCATTTTGGCTGCAACAGACTTGAAGGCTTTGTCTATTGGCCCGAGCTTTGCCCCAAACTCAACATAGACCTCTCCTGCTTTTGTTTTACTCGGCATTGTCGCGGTATGGGTTCAGTTTATTAGGTTTTGCTGTCTTGTCACCGTTTGCCCTAAATATCGCACATACAACAGAAGCTGTGTGATCCCAGATATGAGCTTGAACTGATTTAGACAAAACGACTAGCTCTCTGATGCTGTAGTCGCACCCTCTAGGCTTTTCTCCTGCTCTTGTGCAGATGTCGCAGACATCGGCCCAAGTCCACCCACCTCTCTCACCACTTCCTTCATTGATTCTTCTGCGGTTTGTAGCGAGGCGTCTAGCGTATGTCGGAGAAGCACTCTCATCTTCTCGGGTAGCTTGGGCAGGATAAAATTTAAGACACCTAGCACTGTGGCGTCTCTGCACATCGCGTAGGCGTCTCCGTCTAGGTGCTCGTCAATCCACATCTCCCAATCTATCCCCTTGGCGTCTGCGTGGTGCTGAATGCCAAGAAAGGATAGTTTTATCAGCTCAGATTCGTTGAGTGATGTTGGGAGGAGGTCTTCTAATTTTTTGCCCGTCTCATCGCAAAATTTAAGTACACCCGAAAGGCGAAACTTGATATTCCAAGTCTTCCCACGGGAGCACTCAAAAGAAGCGTCATACTCTTTAGGCATGGTCATTAGGCGTCAGTTACTGCGCCAATGTTGGTCAGTGTAAAAGACTCAGTGACAGCATCATCTAGGGGTTGAGCCATGGAACCACCGCCAACCTTACAAGCTGCCTTTGTTGTGTCATTACCATGCGTGATATAGACCCAGATCGTTGAGTTGTCAGCCCATGCAGCCCGAAGTGCAGCCATTCCAGTGGAAGGCGTTGCTCCGTCTGCTTCCTTATGAGCTTCAAATTCAACAGAAAAAGACTTGAGACCTTGACTTTTGGCAGTATAGCCAGATGCTGCACTCTCACGGTTTGTAACATCAATCTCGGTTTTTTCGCGGTTCATCGTAACGTCACGCGCTAGATCAATTGCGTTATAATCCGCTGGATAAGTCGGTTCTACTCCAGGGGTTGATTCTGCTGCGACCTCAATCACACAGTCGCGTCCTAATAGTACATCAGTGACCATCTAGTTCTCCTTTAAATGATGTTTATGAATTGTTCGGGAAGTTTTGGGATTGCTTTTTCAATAGCTGGACCCATAAACGGGCGCTTTTTAAATTTGGTTTGTCCACGCTGTAGACCGAACTCATGGAATTTTCCGAATCCATCAGTTTTGAAACTTGCAGGCCCAACGGTGACAGATTTAAAACGCTTGATTCTAGACGGGTCAAATCTGATTGAATTTTTCAGAGTGTGTTTTGGCCCATGAGAAAGTGGGGGCTTTCCTGGCTTTGAGTTCTTGGCTCCTGCTCCTGAAGCTGGAGCATTTGTCTTTCTTATAGATCTTTTTGCGACAGATCGAATATAAGCACCTGCGCGATAAAGAGACTTCACAGTCTCATCATTAGCCTTAGCTTTGATGTTCGGGAAAAAGTTTTTTATATTAAGTGACGCGCTTAACATCTAAAACCCCCTCATCTCAATCTGAATCAGAGAGGTAAATACGTTGGTTTCTCGGAGCCTTTCAAAGTCAAAAACAGGATCAATGGAAACGCTCAATACTCGGCCTGAAGCTGTAGCAGTCTCATCCAGTGATGTGGCGATCTCTTCAACCAAATCCATGAGCCCATCAACCTCGGCATCGTTGCCAGGGGTAACCTTTTTTGAAATGGCTAGATTGACAGTATAAATAGAATTGACGCCTGATCTATTTTGTCTCTCCCTTGTCACAATAGAAGGGTAAAGGGTTCCAGTGATCGTGGCCCCTAAAGTCTGAACTTTAGAGCGTGGAATAATACCGTCTGAAAAGATCACATCTTTTGTGAAAGTCTCACCTTGAAGATAAGACTTTAACTCTGTGATGACTGAAGAAAAGAAGCTCAAGACGGATCCTCCCCAATCAGATGGGTGTGAATCGTCATACTGTCGCGGTTAGTATCCACCTTAAATAGGTCTTCTCCTGTTGGAGTCCATACCTCGTATGTGTACACCTTGCATCCAATAGCGCGTTCTATAGTGTCGCCTGCTTGTGGGATATACGACTCCCCCAAGTCTTCTGGGCGAACGATAAAATTGACGCCTTGATGCGTTAATAAGTTGCCCTCGAAGTCCTGAACCTCAAAAGCAGTATCTAGAATGGTTGCCGATAAACTGACAGACTCCACCCCTCGCCTAAAGGTGATCTCTTGCGTCAAATATTTATGACGCTCACCCTCAAGCCAAGAGTTAGAATCTGCCAGTAAATCAGTCAAAGCTAAAAGCTTAGTCCAGCGTTGGAACGTGGAGCAGTTTGACATCTACAAGAACAACCGTATCCGCAGCAGCAGTAGTAGCCACTCCAATAGGATTGTTTGTGCCCTGGGTCAAGGTAGCCTCGCCCTCTGTCGCGTCCCAATAGAGCAAGGCTCCAGCGGTCACAACATCGGCACTTTTACAAGCAACCTCAAAGATGCCCTCAAGAGCAAGAGCACCTTTTTCGCCCGAAGCGATATCAGCAAGAGCGACGCCAACGATCTCACCAACGACAACAACATCACCAGCAGTGACATCAGCGCCAGGGGTGTAGTCCATCATGTCACCCGAATTTTTTCTAGTAGCCATTTTTATTTTCCTTTTTGTTTGTTTTTTGGTTAAGTGGGGAGCCCCGAAAGGCCCCCCGTTAAAATCAGCTTGCGCCTGTTGCTTTTACAAGACCCTTGGCCTTGGCAGTCACAGCAGTTGCTCCAAAGTCGTAAACGGCATCCGTTCCAACTCCGAAAGACCCGATGTTCAGTTCACGCTGACGGATGACAGGAGCAGGAGCGCCAGTCAAGTGCAGTTTGACGAAAGCAGGAATCGCCATGGGCGAGGCCATCAAGTACCAACGAGTAGCAGACTTTCCAGACACATTGTCGTTGTTCAAGTAAGGAGCAACAACAGTTTGAAACGATCCCATGTGTGGAT